ATTTTCCTACTTGGGACGTTCGGGGCTCCAAGCGCGAGGGCGTTCGGTGCCCACGGGCTTGTTGGAATGCCCGAGGTCACGCGAACAGTGATGTTCCCTCCCCTGCGGTTCCCAATGGCTCACAGATAGCGGTATGTTGGAAGTCAGATTCGACACTCTCGCATACGATTCTTGTTTCTCCTGACTCCTACTGGGGGTCTCTTGGGCTTGTTAGGTGTACTCTGCAACATGGGTGGCTCTCTCACTGGCTTCTTACGGTACTTACCTGCACTCTACACGGTACCTGGTATTCGCTGTTGGACGTGGTATCTTTGTTGACCGGGGTGCTTTGCTCTGCTTGTCTTCTTGGCGGAGGAACCATGAAGCAGAAACAACTCGATAACGTGCACACGCTCGTGTGCCAGCTGTGCGCCACTTTGCGCGATGACACCGTATCGCTCACGCGACTCAGCGACCTGCTCGACTGCGTCATCGAACTCGCTCGCACCGGCCATACTATCGAAGCCATCGCCATCAACCGCGAGGTCATGAGCTTCCTCGCCGAAGGCCACTCCCGCTCCGTTCATGACGCACGACAAAAGGCATGGGCCGATTCTATGCGGACGGCTACATACACGCCGCCCGTGGCCAACGCCTACACCCAGGTCAAGTGCGAGCCCCCTCGCCCCGCCGCCACCGTCGAACAGATGCGCGCCGCTGCCGACAAGGCCATGATGACCGAGGACAACACGTACCTCTGTGCGGGTTGCGGCCAGAAGACGCTCACCGATGGCGAGAAGCCGCTCGGCTGGCACTTCAACGCCAATGTCCATGGCGGCGTCTACCGCGCACTCTGCGGTACGTGCTTCGCCCAAGGACCGTTCGACGAGTGGGAGTGTGACTCCTGCGGCAAGACCTCGTTCCCCATGCGCTCTATGCCCACCGGCTGGATGGAGCAGCAGGTCCGCCGTGGTGACGACAACATCGTCATGGAGACCGTCTGCGACGAGTGCGCCATGGGTGGTGAATCGTGAACCTCGAAGACCTTGGCCGCCGTGCGGTGGCTTGCAAGGGCTGGCGGTGGATGTCGGGAATGTTGCTGCTTCCGCACATCGATGGATGCGAGTGCTGCGAAGACCGCAACTTCCCTCGTCGGGCAGCTCGCATTCCTGCGGTCTTCACGACCGACATTGACGTGCCCGACCTCTCCGACCCCGCGACGCTCGGATGCCTGCTCGCGCTTGTGCGGGAGGCGTGGGGGCGTCCGTTTTGGATTGAGGGGGACTCGCGTTCGATGGGCGAACGCCCCGATGAATGGATCGGCGTGCTGTTCGAGGGGCGCTTTGCAACGTGCCCAATCGTCCATGCCTCTACCGAGGCCGAGTGCCTCGTCGCCGCACTGGAGGCTGCGCCATGAACGCCATCAAGTACCTCTTCCTCGTCATGGAGCTCCACGAAAGCCCCGACGAACGCCCCGTCATTCACGGCATCTTCACCGACCTCTACATGGCCATGACCATCTTCAATACGGTGGTCAGCAGTTTCACCTATCCGTCCTCGAAGCAGTACTTCTCCGGTGGAGATGTTGCTCGTGTCGAGGTCGCAGACGGCCCGCGACGTGGTCTGTGCTGGGTCATCGAGCGCATCCCCGTCACAACCCGCCCCGACATGCGCCTCACCGAGGGCGCAGGCTTCGACTTCGGCGTTCACTCCGGCGCGGCTCTTGAAGCCATGGACAAGGCAGGCGTCCTGTGACCGACCCCATCAAACGCCGTGTGCCAGGTGGCCGCATGGTCGCTGGCGCAAAAGCCTACTGCGACGCCTGGCGCAAGTACGCCGAACCCGTCGCCGCCATGCTCGGCTGGCATATCCACTCCTTCGGCAACGGATACGTTCGCTTCGTATCGTCCGACCACCAGCATACCCAGTCCATGGGCATCGAATTCATCGAAGCCCTTTTCCCTGTCATCCGACCAAAGGCCATCAAATGCTCACGTTGCAACGCGCCATCTTCCTCCCGAAGGAAACGAAGCCGCCACAAGCGACGTGAAGGAAGACCCGAATGCCATCGCCCCCGTCGCCCAAGACGCCGTCGAAGCACCTCAAACCATCGAAGAGCCCGTCGTCCGCCGTCGTGGTCGCCCCCGAAAGAACCCAAGCGGAGAAGACTCTTGAGGCATTCGAAAGCCAGGTTCGAGCCCAGCTCGAAGAGAAGTCCCTCGTCCACTTTGAAGGTCTACTTACTTCACCTCTTGGCTTTGGGCTTACTACTGCATCTCCACTTCAGCGGGCAATCGCTCGTGTGGCTGACGGTCGCCCTCTGGCTGAACTCGCTGGCGACGAACGAGTACTGCGCGCGTTTGGAGGGGTTGTTCCTGAAGCGGTCAAGCCCGCCGAGTTCGCCATCGTATCCGGCATCCGCACGGCCAAGAGCCTTTCCGCCGCTGCGCTTGCCGTCCATTGGACGCAACGAGCCGATCTGAGCCGACTTGGGCCAGGCGAAATCCCGCGTATCTCCATCGTCTCCCTCTCGAAGGACCTCGCCGACGTTGTCTTCGGCCACATCGTTGGCCGCATGATGGCGTCACCTATCCTTTCCAGGCTCATCCTGGAGACGCCCACCGCCGATACGCTCATGATTCGGCACCCCTCAGGGCGTCCCGTCGAAATCAAAGTCGTCGCCAGCTCCAAGGCCGGCTCCTCGCTCGTCGCCCGCTGGTCTGCCGGCGTCATCCTCGATGAGGTCGCACGCTGGGGTGCAGACGATGCAGCCGTCTCCGTCAACGACCTGCGCGACGCCGTCCTGCTCCGCATCCTACCAGGAGCCCAGCTCGTCTACATCAGCTCCCCATGGGCCCCCATGGGCTTCCTCTACGACCTGGTGAAGGAACGATGGGGTCGTCCAAGCCGGGACTGCGTCGTCGTCAAGGCTCCCGCCTACGACATGGCCCCGCTCATCTGGACCGACGACAAGCTGGAGATTGCACGCCGAGACCCGCGCATCTACCGCACCGACATTGAGGCCGACTTTGCCGACCCCGAGGAGGCTCTCTTCACGACGCAGATGCTCGACACGGCCACTCGCAAGGAACCGCTCGTCGCCCCGCCAAGGCCCGGTGCGCTCTACACCGCTGCAATCGACCCCGCCACCCGTGGCAACAGCTTCACACTTGTCGTCGCCACTGGCTCAGGGCGTAAGGAAAAAGTTATTTGCTTGGCGAAGCAGTGGACCGGAAGTGCTGTAAATCCCCTGCGCCCCGCTGCGGTACTCGCTGAGATTGCACACATCCTCAAGGCCTATCAAGTCACCGTGCTCGACAGCGACCAGTACATGGGCGACGCCCTCCGTGACCTGGCTTCGCAGGTAGGTCTCGTCCTTATCCCGCACGCCTGGACCTCAAGCGAGCGCACCAAGCGGTACCTGACCCTCAGGACCATGTTCGAGATCGGCGAGGTCGAGCTCCCGCCTGACCCCGTCGTTCGACAGGATATGCAGCGCGTGGTCAAACGCTACACGCAGACCGGCGTTACCATCGACCTCACCAAGTCGGGCGATGGTCGCCACGCCGACTACGCCCCAGCCATCTGCATGGCTCTCACGCGCTGGCACGAGCAGATGCCCACCGAGAACCAGTCCTCCTTCGAAGACGAGTACAAGGGACTCACGAAGGAAGAGCGAGAGATCTGGATTCCGATTGAAAAGAAGATACGCCGCAAAAATGAACGCGCGGCCAGAAGCGGTCGCTTTCGACCTTGAGGGTCTTACGGAAACCTGGATACTTGCCCATGAATGGCCGGTATCACCGAAACGACCGATGCGTGGTGGCTCCTCCATCAGAATAACGAGGACCCTGCCAACGCAGTAGTCGGCGCGATCAACTCGATTCGCAACGAATCGGCGTACCGTCGCCAGATGTGGACGCGCGCTGCAGAGGTTTACGGCACCGACCTCAAGATGTTCGGTATGCCGATCCGCAACGTATGGGACGAGCGGGTCTCGTTCAACGTTGCGCGGAACGCCATCCACACCATGCAGGCCAAACTGGCCCGCCAGATGCCGCTCCCTAGTACCTTGACGGTAGGTGGCGACTTTCTGCAACGGTACCGAGCCAAGCAGCTCGACCGGTTCCTGCATGGCGCGTTTTACGCTGCGTCTTACGCCAAGGCGTACCCGCAGCTTCTGCTCGACGTGCTCGTTTTTGGCGTTGCGGCCTGCAAGGTCTACGTCCAAGACGGCGCGATTCAGATGGAGCGCGTGCCGATCTTCGATCTGCTCGTCTCCGACGCCGAGTCTCGCTACGGAACGCCGCGTTGCCTCTACCACCGATGCTACATGGACCGCTCTGTGGTCCTCGAAGCGTTCGGCGGCGACGAGGAAGACCTCTACGGAACCGAAAACGAGCGCAAGAAGGCCGTTTTGTCGGCTCCGCGCCCTGCGGATGACGACTCGACGTACATGAACACGTCGCGGTACTCGGACCAGATCCTGGTTTACGAGGCCACGCACCTCGCCAGCGGCCCGAATGCTACGGACGGGCTACGCGTCATCGCTCTTTCGACCGGTACGCTCGCCACGGTGCCCTGGAAGCGCACGGCCAACTTCGGATTTGGCTTCCTGCGCCTGAATACGGACCTCGCGGGCTTCTACGGCCCGTCGATGGCGCTCGAACTCGCCGCTGCGCAGGACGAGTACGACAAGCTGTCGAACAAAATCCAGATTGCCCACGACCTGATGGGCGGCTCGCACATCATGGTGCAGGCCGGTACGCTCGGGAAGACGAAGATCGACAACGACGTTGGTACGATCATCGAATACCAGGGCGCGAAGCCCGACGTGTTCAACCCGCAGCCGGTTCACCCGGACACGTACGCGTACAAGGACATGATCGCGCAGAACATGCTGCGCTATCAGGGCATTTCCGAGCTTTCCGCTCAGTCGCTCCTGCCGGCGGGCCTGCGCCAGGCCTCGGGCCACGCGCTTCGCGTGTATGACGACATGGAAGACTCGCGCTTCCGCGTTGCGCACGAGGCGGTTCGCCAGTTCCACGTCGAACTCGGCTGGCTCATCGTCGACGCGTGCGAAGAGGCTGCTGAGAACGGCGAAGAGGTTGAGATTCTGGCTCCTGGCCAGGGCGCGCTGGAGCGCATCAACTGGTCGGACGTTCGCATGGACCGCAAGGAGTACACGCTCCGCTGCGAGCCCATCTCCGCGCTCTCGCAGAGCAAAGCGGCGCTGCTTCAGGAGACCTTGGAGCTCGTCGACCGCAAGATCATCACCGATCGGCGCATCGTGGCCGACATGCTCAACCTGCCGGACATTGACGCGACGCGCGACCTGGAGACGGCGGACGTGGACGTGGTCGACAAGGCCTGCTCGCTCATCCTGCGTGGTCTTGACTACCCGGACCCCGACAAGCGCCTGCTGCTCGACGTTGCCTACGACCGAGCGCGCAAGCACTACAACAAGGCGCGCGTTGACGGCGTGCCCGAGGAGCGCATTGCCGCCCTCGACGACTACCTGTCGAAGATTGAGGCTCTGATTGCGCAGATGCAGGCCGAGGCCCGTGAGGCTCAGGCAGAAGCGCAAGCAGCGGCACAGCCGCCACAAGCGGAACAACCGCCGGCACCGCAAGGACCGGCACCAGAGGAGGTACCCAGTGTCTGACGATCTTTACGCACGCATGAACGCTGCAGCGAGTGAGGCCATCAAGGCGGCAACGCCGGCAGAATCTGGCGATGAGCCGGCTGCCGTCGAAGCCGCTGCCGAGGAGCAGCCCGAGGCAACGGAGCCTGATGCTGCCGAGGCTGGTGAAGCCGAGGAAGTGAGCGAAGAGTCTGAGCCGGAGGAAGCGCAAGCTGCTGAGGCGGAAGAAGAGTCGGAAACCGAAAGCGACGTAGCGGACGAGATTATCGCTGTTCGTCAGGCTGCTGAGCGTCGCGTGCGTCAGGCCGAGTCGCGCATGCGCGAGCTTGAGGCGAAGCTTGCCAAGTCGGACGAGCGTGTTCAGCAAACGCAGAGGCAGGTCGTTGACGAGATCTTCAAGCGTCTTCGTCGCGCTCCCGCGCGCACGTTCAAGGAGTTTGGGTTCGAGTTTCAGGACCTGATCGACGCGGGCATGCGCGAGGGCCAGATGCACGAAGGTGCGTTTGGTGAGATTGACGAGGTCCGCCAGGAGCTCAAGGCGCTGCGTGAAGAGCGCGAGAGCATGCGCCGCGAGACCGAGGAGCGGCAGATGCAGTCGCAGCTTGCCGAGGCGCGCACGTCGTTCCTTCGCCAGGTCTCCAAGGACCAGTTCCCGACGCTCTTCAACATGTTCGAGGATGACGTTGAGTCGCTCTGGCAGGAGGCAATGTCGGTCGCCGAGTCCCACGAGAGCCGCCACGGCGAGCAGCCCGAGGACATTGCCGTCATCAAGTACCTCGAAGACAAGTACAAGCGAAAGCTTTCGCGCCTTGGTGCGGCTTCAGCCGCTGCACCTGCGCCGGTCGCCGCCCAGAAGAAGGGCGTGAAGACCATCTCGACGAAGGCTGCCAGCGAGACGCGGACTGCTGGCAAGCCGTTTGGACAGCTCGATGCCGACCAGCAAAAAGCTGCCCTTTTGGCCGCAGTCAAAAAAGCAACCTCGCAACCAGCTAACTAGGAGTTTCAATCATGCCGTACGCAAACCCGACCTACTCTGCCGTTCAAGCCATCCTCAAGACCAAGTACCCGGATGGTGCGATCCCGCAGGCGCTCTACAAGAACTTCCCGCTCCTCGCGCTCGTCAAGAAGACCACGAACTTCGATGGCGACTTCCGCGTTGTGGCGCTCCAGAACGAGCGTCCGCAGGGTTCGTCGTCTGGCTTCAAGATTGCCCAGGGCATCGCGAAGGCTGGCGTCAACGGCGGCGGCGGCTCGTACAAGCGTTTCCAGGTCTACCGCACGCGCCACTACGGTCTCCTCCGTATGGACGGCGAGACCATGAAGGCTGCGGTCCGTACCTCGGGCGCGCTCGTTGACCTCTGGAACAACGAGACGGACGGCATCTCGACGAACGAGCTCCAGGAACTTGAGTTCCAGCTCTTCGGCGATGGCACCGGCAAGCGCGGTGTTATCTTGGGCGCTCCTACCGTCGCGTCGGGTGTTTTCACGATCCAGCTCGCGACGCCCGCTGATGCGGTCAACTTCATGCTCGGCATGAAGGTCCAGTTCTGGGACCTGACCGGTGCCGGTACGCAGCACGCCTACGGTGTTGCTACCGCCGAGTCTGAGGACGGTACCGGTATGTACGTCACTGGGATCAACCGTCAATCCGGCTCGCTCACCACGCAGGTGTTTGTCGCTGGTGTGGCAAGCACCACCGCAACCATCGGCGGGATCGTTTCTGGCGACTCGATTGTGCGCGCTGGTGACGCGACTGGTATTGCCAACGTCGGTTACGGCGGAGCCGTTAGCCCCTACTCGGCCACGGGTTCGGCTCTTGGCTGCGTGACCGGCCTGCAATCGTGGATCACGAGCCCGTCGGTTACGGACAACTTCTGGGGTCTCAACCGTTCGGTCGACCCTGTCCGTCTTGCCGGCCAGGTGCTCTCGGTCTCGGGTCTCCCGATGAACGAGGCGCTCATGGAGGGTGAGGCTCGCGTGCTCGTGCAGGGCGTTGGTTCGCCCGACACGATCCTCGTGAACCCGCTCGACCTCCAGAACCTCAAGAAGGCGCTCGGTTCGGACATCGTCTACGACCGCGTGCAGTCGAACGTCGCTGGCATCTCGTTCAAGAGCATCCAGTACGATGGTGCGAACGGCCCGATGAACATCGTGGCTGCGCCGATGTGCCCGCGCAACAAGGCGTTCATGCTCCAGATGTCGGCGTTCGAGCTCTCGACGCTCGGCGCTGCGCCGCAGATGCTCGACTGGGACAACAACGACTACCTCCGCGTGAACGACAACGACCAGTACGAGGTTCGTTTCGGCCACTACGGGCAGTTCCTCTGCAACAACCCCGGCGCGAACATCATCCTCACCGGCTTCGGCACCTGATCGGTTGGGCATTGGCGCGCTGCTGTGTGGTGGCGCGCCTTTGCCACACCTCCTAAAGGAGAACGAACATGGCTCTGAACCGATACCTTTATCCTGCGAAGAACTCGAACCTCCCCGAGTTCATCATCATGTCGCAACGCTGGGGCGTTGGCGCTGCTGGCGCTGTTACGCCCACTGGCGCTACGACCGATCCTGGTCGCGGGCTTCAACTGACGCGAACGGGCACTGGCGTTTACACGCTGGCTTTTGCTCCTGATAGCAGCGGCGGCACGTCTTCGGTGCAAGCGATCGTTCATCCGATCGTGACCATCATGGACTCCGTTGTGCCCACGATCGTGCAGGTCACGAACATCACGACCACTGGCTTCACCTTCTCGGTGACGAACAACGCTGGTGTCGCTGACGACGTGAGCAACGGCGGCATGATCTGCATCAGCCTCATCTGCACCAACAGCTCGGTGGTGGCGTGATGAAGGGCAAGGGCGGCATGGCTCTCATGATCGCTCTTGGCAAGAAGAAGCCTGGGATGGACGAGGAGCGTGGCTCCTCTCCGTCCCTTGCTTCGGACGAGGAAGACGACGGCATGGAGCTCGAATCCATGGCGAAGGCTTTCTTCGAAGCCGGGAGCAAGGGCAAGTACAAGTCGGCTGCGCGCATCTTCAAGGAGATGAGCAAGGCCTGCAGTGGCGAAGGGTACGAGGAAGAGGATTGACGCATGGCATACTCAAGGACGCTCGCTGAACTCGAACTGGCTGTGCGGCGCGAAGCCGACATGGTGAACTCGCAGTTCGTCACGTCCGATGAGGTGCGTGCGTACGTCAACCAGTCGTGGGCTGAGCTCTACGACCGGATCGTGCTTTTCGATCAGGAGTACCTCCTGCGCTATGTGAACATCGTGTCCACTGGCGCAGGAGAGTACGACATTCTCAACGCGGGCAAGACGGGCCAGGTCATCTCGCTTGCATGGTTTCTTCCCTCTGGGACGGGTTACGCAGTCGGCGACACGATTCGCCTGACGCAGCCGTCGACCGGGGCAAACGGCTGCCTGGCTACCGTTACTGCTGTAACGGGTGGCGGAGTGACCGATGCCACCGTCATCGTTGCCGGCAACGGCTATGTGAGCGACAACACGTCCTCGTTCAATGCCGTGCTCAACATGAGCGCCGTTACCGGAACGGGATCTGGCGGCACCTCGATCGGCTACATCGAGAGCGACTTCTACAAGTGCAAGGGCGTCTGGTATGGCAGCGGAACCACGGGTAACATCTCGACGTTCAACCCCCTGCGCCGCTTCATGTGGGACGAGCAGAACCTGCTTCGCCAGGCTGGCATCTACGAAGGCAGCAACGAGCTTCCGTACTACCGAATCTATACGGTAAACGGGCGTGAGCTTCTCTCGATCGCGCCTGATACGCTCGGTGGAACGTATCGCGTCTACTACTACCCGGCTCCGCAGCGGATGCTCGTAGGTTCCGACCGTGTT